ACAATCTAGTTGGGACTACGCCGGGCCGCGAGGCAGCGGCGCAGCACCTTCGCCGCAGGCAACCCGAGCAGCACGAAGTCAAGGCGCAGCCTTTGATGCAGAAAAAAGCATGCAAAGCAATCAAGATAACATCAAGAATGCTTATGGCATAGATGAAGCATCAAAGACTCAGGCCATGCCAACCATGCCCACAATGCCAACCATGCCCACAATGCCAACCATGCCCACAATGCCAAGTATATCAGGTATGGGCATAACAGCACCTACACCACCAACTGCGCCAACCCCGCCCACACCACCAAGCATGATGAATCCACAGATACCCGGTGATTTTGGATCAAACGATCAACTTCAACGACTGATGAAACTGGCTGGTATGTATAAAGCAGGTGACCGTTCTTCGTTGCAAAAATCCACCAATGATCTACTGGCCAGAATGACTGGGCAGGACAAGTCGTCGGCTGCAGATGTGGCACCATCGTTTAAAACTCCCGGTGCCGCACATGCTGGCCAGGGCGGCTCGGACTACCAAGACGAAGAGCCCAAAGGCCAAGCACATTCAGGTCAAGGTGGATCCAACTACTACAATTACGATGATGCAGATCAAAGCAGTGCAGAAACAGCACGTCTTGGAAAGTTGAGAAATCCAAATGTTGATCCTGCCTTGTCTCACATGCTGATCAATCCTAACAATCCGGATGCTTTTGCTATGCAACGTCCTGAAGAACCAAATGATCGCAAGATGAATGATGCCAACTATATAAATTCTCTAAATCCCAACGGCGCTGAAAAACCACCTGTAGATTTAGGATTGCCGCCAGGAGAATTGGATAAAAATTCCTGGAACGACATGATGAAATCAGTTCCGGGTCTAGATAATGATGCCTGGGCTGATCTCATGAAACAGACCAAAGTAAGTGAAGCCGATGCTCCAGCTCAAAACAGAGCAAAAGGTTTTACCAGCCCATATTTTCAAAGTCGCCAAATGCCCGGCAAAAAATGGTGGGGCAGTGTGGGAGAACCGTCAGCACCACCTCCGACAAAAACACCGTCAGTAGACGTGACTAAAGATCCATTGTTTCGTGCTGCAATGAACCGTATAGAACCAGATACAGATATACCAGACTCTGACGACCCGTACCCAGTTTCCTACAGCAACAGAGACGATCTTGGGCCTCCAGTTACTCCAGTTTTTGACCAAGAACCACCACTTAGATCGCTAGACAACGCACCACCGCGGCCTAACAACACTGTTAAAAATGTTGATGTCACTCGTGAATCACGTGAAGGTGATGCGCTTTTGGCAAGAATAAAATCTCTGGCCTTGATACGATGATTTAAATACGGGCATGCTAAATTTTAGTAGTGCCCGGCAAATCCTTCCCAAAGTCTGGCACCTGCCAGACTTTTTTATTGATGTTGAACCAGTACGTCAAAGCTATCGCAGTTCCGAACAACCATGGACCGCACAATATTCAAACAGATTACTAACACCGTGGAACTCTAATATCCTATTAGAAACTGCACTCAAAAAAGCACCCGAACTGATACAACAGTTAACTGGCCATGCAGTACAACCGCAGGTGGTGTATTCAAGTATTGATTTGTCCGGCAGCAAGATTATGATGCATAGACTACATCCTGAAATTGGTTGCTTTATCCAAGTGTTTATGGGAGAAAGTTCTTCAACAGAACTCAGCACAGTGTTTTGCAACAACACCGCGGTCAACGCTGATCACGCAAATGACTATGCTGATATTTCAGAATTTGATGCCGCCGATCTAGCCAAACTAGCATATCAACCCAATCATGCTTGGTTGATGATCAATCAGCCTAGAACATTTTTTGGAACAGAGTCACCAGTTGCGCCAAACTCAACACGAGAAACAGTGAATCTACACTTTGCGAATATATTGCCAACAAGCACTTAAACGTGTGCCAGTCATGTTCTTGGAATGATGAACTTTTTGATCTTGATTTAAATTAATGTATCCAGTGTTGGGTACAAATTCCATGTGTGTGCGTGAGTCATTATGACAGAACTCAGTACCATAAACATCACCATGAGACCAAAGGTAAACTTGATAAGTCACAAACAACAACGGCGCGTCAGCATGGTATGGGCAATGCCATGCTGAAAGGTCTAACCAGACTTTACATTCCGAAGATATTAATTCATATCCAACAATGTTTTCAATTGCTGGCATCATGGCCTGACTTAATTCTCGCATCTTGAGCATGGTTGGGGATTCCGGAGTGAGCTGTAGTCTGTATTCCAAACAATCTTGATGCCGGTGCCAAGTTTCGTCATGATTGAGATGCAGTTTGCCAAAGTGATCAAATGTTTCTGTGCCAAAACAATTTTTCACTGACCATAGATTGTCAGCAACAGAGTCGACCTCACAAGAGGTATCGTAAATTTGATGTTGTGCCATACTAATACTTATTTCTATAATTGCCTAGGTTGAGTTTTATTTTTTGCGTTAGAACAAACTAATGCAAAAAACATATCAATAACACTTGCGTTCATAAATAAAAGCGTATACAATACAACTTGTATGCACAGGCAACTTAGATCTAAATTTTAGATAGGCATATTACATAGGCAACTTTATAGGAGAAAAAACTATGGCATCTTTAGCAGAAATTCGAGCACGACTACAGGCAGCAGAGAACAAAGGTGGGCAATCCACCGGGGGCGGTGACAAATCCATTTACCCGCATTGGAACATGGAAGAAGGTCAATCAGCCACTTTGCGCTTTTTACCCGACGGCAATACAAAAAACACATTCTTCTGGGCGGAACGAGCAATGATCCGACTGCCATTCAATGGCATCAAAGGAGAGATGGACTCAAAACAAGTAATGGTACAAGTACCTTGTGTTGAGATGTGGCAAGAAACTTGTCCAATCTTGGCAGAAGTACGCACCTGGTTCAAGGACAAGAGCCTTGAGGACATGGGTCGCAAGTACTGGAAGAAACGCAGCTACATCTTCCAAGGTTTTGTTCGTGAGAATCCCATTGCAGACGACAAAACACCGGACAATCCCATCCGACGTTTCATCATTGGACCCCAACTGTTCACCTTGATCAAGGGTGCGTTAATGGATCCCGAGTTGGAAGAATTGCCAACTGACATGATGCGCGGCCTGGATTTCCGCATCAGCAAAACACAAAAAGGTGGCTTTGCTGATTACAACAGCAGCAAGTGGGCTAGAAAAGAAACAGCATTGACTGATGCAGAACAAGCAGCAGTGGAAACTCATGGCCTGTTTGACTTGAGCACATTCTTGCCCAAGAAACCCACAGATGTGGAACTGCGGGTAATGAAAGAAATGTTTGAAGCCAGCGTAGACGGCCAGCCTTACGACACAGAGCGTTGGGGACAATATTTCCGTCCTGCAGGAGTCAATGCTCCTGGCGGTGCAGCAGCACCTGCTGATGTGGACGAAGATGTTGCTAAGCCTGCATTGCGAGTAGCAAGCAAGGCAGCACCAGCTGACAGTTTTGATGACGAAGCAGTAGCATCGGCTCCAGTGGCCAAACCTGCCAGTGACAGCAAAACACAGGACATCTTGGCCATGATCCGCAGTCGCCAAAAGCAATAAGCAACGGCATCACACAGAGGGGTTCATCCCTCTGTGTTCTTTCATATTATAACAGGTGACACATGGGTAAACCTTTTGACGTTTCAAAATTCCGTAAAGAAATTACCAAGTCAATCGAAGGATTGAGCATTGGTTTTAATGATCCTACAGACTGGATCAGTACAGGCAACTATGCCTTAAATTATTTAATATCCGGCGACTTTAACAGAGGTATTCCTCTAGGCAAAGTTACTGTGTTTGCAGGTGAATCTGGCGCAGGTAAAAGTTATATCTGCTCAGGCAATATCATAAAGAACGCCCAGGCACAGGGTATCTATGTTGTGTTAATTGACAGCGAAAATGCACTGGATGAAGATTGGCTCAAAGCACTAGGGGTAGATACCAGCCAAGACAAACTGCTTAAATTGAGCATGGCCATGATTGACGATGTGGCCAAAACAATCAGCACATTTATGAGCGACTACAAGGCCTTACCTGATGGTGAGCGTCCTAAAGTAATGTTTGTGATTGACAGCTTGGGCATGTTGCTTACGCCTACTGATGTGAATCAGTTTGATGCAGGCGATATGAAAGGCGACATGGGCCGTAAGCCCAAAGCACTTACCAGTCTAGTTCGTAATTGTGTCAACATGTTTGGTAGTTACAATGTGGGTCTGGTTTGTACTAATCACACCTACGCAAGTCAAGATATGTTTGATCCTGATGATAAGATATCCGGTGGACAAGGTTTTATCTACGCCAGTTCAATTGTTGTGGCAATGAAAAAACTCAAACTCAAAGAGGACGAGGACGGCAACAAGATTACAGACGTCATGGGTATTCGTGCTGCTTGCAAAGTGATGAAAACTCGTTACTCAAAACCCTTTGAAGGCGTACAAGTTAAGATTCCTTATGAAACAGGTATGAGCCCTTACTCAGGCATGGTGGATCTGATGGAAAAACGCAGTCTTTTAAAGAAGGAAGGCAACAGTCTAGTGTTTGTTACTAGCGACGGCGAAATCATCAAGAAGTTTCGTAAGAAGTGGGAAGCCAATGAAGAAGGTTGCTTGGATCGTGCTATGTCAGATTTTGGAAATCACAAAGAAGAGGTAAGTACCGCAGAGGAGACAGTAGAATGAATGAAACAGTAGCAGTGGCCAGTGAAATTTGGTCTGAACTCAAAAGGTACGTAAACACAGTGGATCGAGACGAAGCAGCCGAAACAGTTGTGGCTATCTTGATTGACAACGACTGTGATGTAGACGATATCAAAGATACATTCAAAAGTGAACCAGATATCAAACGTGCTCTCACAGTGTACCTTGACAACGACAAGGATTATGCTGAAGAGGACGAAGTTGAAGAAGAAGAAGATTACCACGAGGACGACTGGGAAAATTAATGTGGTACAGTCGCGTAACAGCCAGCTTGACTGCTATTCCAGACTTTATCAGTCATTACGAACGCGAGCTTGAGGATGCTAAAAAAGACTGTAAGATTGGTGGCGTAGTAGAAAAAAACATCACTGCATTGCCTGGCATTACTGAACAAAGGTTCAACCAGCTGCAAGAAATTGAAGCTGTGTTAAACTATCTCAACATACAACTACGTAAAATACGTAGGAAACATTTCCAAAAATACCTTGAAGGCTATGCCCGCGCCTTGACCAGTAGAGATGCAGAAAAATATGTAGAAGGCGAAGATGAAGTTATTGACTACGAAACTATCATCAACGAAGTGGCATACCTACGTAATCGCTGGCTAGGCATAATGAAAGGTCTAGATACCAAGCAGTGGCAGATGGGGCATGTGGTTAGACTAAGAACTGCAGGCATGGAAGACATCCAGGTGTAAATACATGCATGAAAATTGTCATAGTAACTGGTGGATTTGATCCACTACACTCAGGGCATATTGCCTATTTTAATGCAGCAAAACAACTTGGTGACAAGTTAATAGTAGGATTGAACAGTGATGAATGGTTGGCCCGTAAAAAAGGTCAACCATTCATGCCTATTGATGAACGATTTGCAATAGTCAGCGCCATTGATGTGGTTGATGAAGTAATTGTTTATAACGACAATGACGGTTCTAGCATTGGCGCAATTAGATTAGCAAAACTGCGTTATCCCAACAGCGAAATTATCTTTGCCAACGGCGGAGATAGAACTTCGGATAATATTCCAGAAATGGTATTTGATGATGTGGAGTTTGTGTTTGGTGTTGGAGGCAACAACAAAGCCAACTCTAGTTCGTGGATATTACAAGAGTGGAAAAACCCAAAAACAACTCGTGCCTGGGGATACTATCGTGTGTTACACGAAGTAGACGCTCATACCAAACTTAAAGAGCTCACGGTCATGCCCAAAACATGTTTGAGCATGCAACGCCATGATCAACGAGCAGAATTTTGGTTTGTGGCCGAAGGTGAAGCCACAGTATACACACTAGATTCCAGCACCGATCGAGACATTAAAGATCAATTGACAAAACATCAACACAGCTGGATTGATCTAAACGAATGGCACCAACTGTGCAATGAGACTGACAAACCACTGCGATTGATTGAAATACAGTATGGGAACAACTGCGTAGAAGAGGATATAACAAGACTATGAAACCAATTCCTGTTTTTGTAGGATATGATCCTAGAGAAGCCATAGCTTATCATACCTGTGTGAATTCGATCATACGCAACAGCAGTCGCCCAGTGGCCATTGTGCCAGTGGCGCTTAATCTATTCCGAGACTATGCTGAAACACATACCGACGGGTCAAACCATTTTATCTACACAAGATTTTTAGTACCGTACTTGATGGAGTATCAAGGTTGGGCAATCTTTATTGATGGCGATATGATTGTGCGTGGAGATATTGCTGAACTTTGGGACCTTAAACAATATACCAAAGATGCCATGGTAGTCAAACATGACTACAAGACCCGAATGAAAGAAAAATATCTGGGCAGCCCAAACGAAGACTATCCACGTAAAAACTGGTCTAGTGTGATATTGTGGAATTGCAATGCCATACGCAATAGACAGCTTGATCCTGAGTTTGTACAAAAAAGCACAGGTGCTTTCTTGCATCGTTTTTCTTGGATAGATGACAGCCGCCTAGGAGAGTTGCCACCTGAATGGAACTGGCTGCCAGACGAATATGGCCCAAACCCGGATGCCAAACTGTTACATTACACGCTAGGAACTCCGTGTTTTGATGAATTCAAACATACTCCAATGAATGAACACTGGCATGCAGAACGCACCCTTACAGAATATTGCCAACAAAGGAACGATCAATGATGGATCAAGAAGAATTTGAATCTCTGCCGGTGCCAGACCGACATGTGCTGGACATGGTTGTTCCAGAAATAAGAAAATTGTTTGATGACATTTTGAAATATCGTGTGGATCCCGACGGATCGTATTACGGCGTCACGCAACAAACCCTAGCACAACAGATTGCTGAATTGCCAGTCAATCGCATAGTAGCATTGGATAGTGAGTATAGATACGAAAGGAAAGGTCATATGTATGATCCTATATTACAAAGTTTTGTTCAAGGTGCTGGAGGTCAAATCAGCACATGGTCAAAAGAAGAAAATACAAGAACACCGGTAGTGCTGCGCGGAATAACCAAACGCAAACAAATGGACACTTGCCGTGCCAACCATAGAGATTTTTACTATATTGACACTGGATATTTTGGCAACGGAAAAAAGAAAAATTATCATCGTATCACACCCAATGATGTACAAAATTTTGGACCAATAATAGACCGACCCTCAGATAGATTTGATCGCACTAAAATTAATTTAAAAAAAATACGTGCCGACGGTAGTAAAATACTATTGGCACCCCCTAGTCAAAAATTATTGAATTTGTATGACATAGATCTTGAAACTTGGCTCAATCAAACACTAGCAGACATCAGTGTCCATACTGATCGTGAAGTTGTTATTCGCCGCAAGCAAGGTCGCAGTGCCCGTATAAACGATGACACTATAGAAATGGCATTAAGTCAAGATATCTATTGTTTGATAACCTACAGCAGTATTGCAGCAGGAGAGGCCATCTTGTTTGGCAAACCGGCAATCACACTAGGACCCAATGCCGCTGCGGCAGTTTGTAGTACACATATCTCTGAAATAGAAACAATCAAGTGTCCCAGTCTTGACGAAGTCGCTGCATGGGCAAGACACTTGGCTTACTGTCAGTTTACTGAAGCAGAAATGCGCGACGGTACTGCTTGGAGCATACTCACCAATGGTTGATGTAGTAGTTTACATTTCTAGTGTGGCCAATTTTCAAAAGCACACGAGAAAAACACAATGTCTTGAAAGTTTTGCAGCCGGTGTGACTAAAAGTGGACACACAGTTGTGCTAGAAACTTCACACCGGTATACACCCAGTCGCCTGGCAGTGATGTTGGGTTGGGCTACTACAAATACTGGTGGGCCAAACATAACGTTACGTAAAGAAATTATAGCACAACAGCGACTTCGTGGAAATCACACCATGTGCATTGATGCCAGCTGTTGGAAATACCTAGACAATGCCAGTAGCTATTTGCGCTATAGTTTAGATGGTCCTTTTTATGATCGAGCAGAATATGCCAATCTCAACAGTGACAGCAGCAAATGGCAAGAAATCAGTCGAACTTTGGGGATTTCATTAGAACCACCGCAAAACAATCCTGGCGGCCACATATTGATCTGTATGCAAAGAGATGGGGGGTTTGCTATGAAAGCCCTAGATCCATTGGTATGGCTACAACAAAAAATTGCTGACATACGCAAGTACACTGACCGTACCATCTTGGTAAGACCTCATCCAGGTGCTTACAAACCTACAGATTTTTTACAGTTTAGAACCAAACACTATCAAACTCAACTGGGCGTACAAGTGCTAGAGCCGTTAGCTGCCAAACTCACTGACAATCTTCAACGAGCACATGCTGCGGTATTTTTTAACAGCAGTGCTAGTGTGGCAGCAGCCTGTGCTGGTATACCTATTTTTGTGGATGATATCAGCTGTGTGAGTTGGGCTGTGGCCAATCAAGACATTGCCAAGATTGAATCGCCCAAACAGTTTGATCGACAACAGTGGATTTATAATCTAGCAGCGGCACATTGGAGCGACGATGATGCCAAACAAGGACGTATCTATCAGAAGTTCTTGCCTTATTTGACTCGCAGCACAGTCACATCGTAGTTGCAACCTTTGACATTGGGCCATTTGTGGCTTTTGTCAAACACACTGATTTCTTCATGAACAATTTCAATTGGCATGTTTTTTAACAGCTTTGCACGCCACCATTCAGGTTGTTCTATTATGAGATGAGCATTGCGACCATCAGGTAATACTTTTTTGGCTGGATAACAGGCAATACGAAACCATCCCACACGCTGCATCTTTTGGCCAATCACAGCCAGTGTTTGATCTAGGTGTTCAGGTTCAATGTGCTCAAACACGTCGGCACTGACCACACAATCAAATGACCGGGACGGCATTTTACCGTGGGTAGCCGAACCAGGATCGTATCCATCTACTTGTATATTAGGGTATTCTTTTTGAATACCGTGCATGAGAGCACCATGCCCGCAGCCAAAATCCAATATGCTGGTTGGCTGATATTGTTTGAGGAAAGGAGTCATTGTGGATAGTATTTTGCTACCTCTCACAAACCGTCCTTGACTGTGCATGGCAGTCAGTTGATCTTTGTAGTCTTGATTGATGATCATCGGTGATTTACCTCTATGTATTTGTACTTACCAGTCCATGTTGGTGGAATATCAGTCCAAGCACCAGTCATTTGATCATTGATCCATTCGGGGTAATACTCGCGATCCTTAAACCACCAAAACAAATCACTGCCAGACCAGTCTTGATAATAGCTACGAAAAAATTCTCTAGTACGAGGTTCACGAAAGTATTCGGAGTCGTACATGGTCTTTTTTTCTTTAGCTTCTCTTTGAAAATTAAGGCCGATGAAACAAAACTTTGCAGCATGATTCTCTAGGGTTTCTCGTACCCAGGTCATGTCATCGTCGGGTATACTGTTCAATACCTGAGTACAGATAACACCATCAAACTTTCTATTTTTTCCTGGTTTTCTTTTAAACCCTTTTACACAAGGATCGTATTTGAACACAGTCACCCCCAGGTATTCATCAAATGTTTGCCATTGTTCTTCGGGTAATTCATGACCTGCGCTGCCGCCATATGGTAACTTTTCCTTGTACTGCAATCCTTTGCCGCAGCCATAGTCTAGTATAGTTTTGGCTCCGTAATGATCTACCAGGTCCTTGATCTTTTTTTGATATTTGACCACATCGTAGCCAGCCCAATTCTTGTTGCTTGTTTGAAACTCAGTGCCCAGCCTGACAGATTCTTTGTAATAGGAACTTACAGCCATCCCATGATCCAATCATCTCTGATTTGATCTAGTCGGATCATACCCCATGATTCTAGCAACTTGATAGCAGCAAATTGTCCGTAATCTTTGCTGTAAGCGTCATGTGGTTTTTGTTCAATGACCATGATAGGCCGGCAACGTTTTACTGTTTCTTCGGCACCTTGCAACACACGATATTCATAGCCTTCGCAGTCAATCTTCATGTAGTCTACACCTTGCAAATTCAAATTGTCAAGCCGTACAATTTGAACATCTCCGGTGCCCATACTGGCTGGATCTAAATGACTGTGACCACTGTTTTCTTCTGTGATAATCATGGTTCCCTTGCTGTCCTGATCTCCCAGTGCCATTGGGCTAATGAAAAAATTATCACCTGACACATTTTTTTCCAAGCATTCTCTAAACAATCCCACTGGTTCAAATGCAATAACTTTGGCAAAATTTTTCACTAGATCTCGGCTCCATAGTCCCACATTGGCACCAATGTCCAAAGCTATTCCTCGAGACTTGCAAAGCTCGATGCTTCGTTTGCGAACTGCCACTTGATATTCGGGCAGTAGACCTTTGTCCACGCTTTTTTTCAGCATCTTGGGAAAGTGTGTTTCAAAATCCGGAAAGTGCCATCCATAATGTTCAGCCATTTATCATCTCCTGTGTCTGTTTCAGTATGCGATATGCCATACCATTTTTAAATTCATCTATATGGAATTGTCCATATGCAAGATGGCAAAGCCAAGCATGGCGTTGATCATCTGTAGGAAACCATGGCTCTTCAATTTTAGAAAGATCATGATTGCTCATTGGGTTGGCAGCATTGCAAGGTGCCGTGGTAAACACTGGCACACCTGCGAGTATAGCTTCTGTGGCTGCGGTGCTGTTGAATGTGACCACAGCATGTACATCGGCCAACCAATCTTCTGCACGTTGAGTTTTGCGATCCATTCTGCTGGCTGGCCTCTCTCGAATTTTTATTGGACGGTCAGTATACATACGAATTTCGTTTGTGACATCTTTCAGCCAGTCATCCAATTCAAATCCATAAAATGCACAAGGTTTGTGATCGGGCGCAACAATTAATATATTGCGACTGTGTTGATGATATGGTCTTATGTACAGTTCTAATCGCTGTAATCTATCAGCAGGGCGTGGTATAATCTGATCATGCTGTAGATCGTTGGGCACTATACGATGCCAATGTTTCCATCCGTATGGGTTTTTGATGCTGGGACGATTGCCCAAGTAACCTGAATCCATGTACCAAAAGAATCGCTTGTCTTGCCAGCAGCGTTTGATTATTTTGTGTTTCATGATACCACGCAGTATTAATGGATCCATACTGTCCTCGTAGTTCCATGTTTCTAGTGGGGTAGGTTCTAGTCCAGCACCGCGAGCAAACATATCAATGTACTCGTCCTCGCCATTTTTACTTAGACAGATCCAGTTCATTGCCAGTATGCTTCGGTTCTATGGACTTTTAGGTCTGATTTTCTACTGCGCCCTTGATCTTTTCTGTCACCTTTGAGATGATCTAAATATGCACCCCAATCACTATTGATCAACGGATGTCCTTCGCCAGAGATCAAATGACTACTCCAGTCTAGTTCAACCAAGTTGCATTGTTTTCGCACAACATCAAACACAAAACTATCATGCCATTCTTCTAGTGTAAAAATTCCAGTTTCAGCATGATCATACACATCTTGAAATCTTTGTAAAAATGCACCAACAGCAGGACTTGTTAATTTCATTGCATACAACCCACATTCAGTATACTTGCGGCTACGACCTAAAAAACACAGATCAACTAAACTAGGGCACAGTCTGTCGAGATCGGACTGTGTGATAGCACTATGGCAAATGGTATCGGCGTCCATCCACAGCAACCAATCGCAAGGTGTGTTTTTTGCACAGTGGAAAATGCTGTAGACCTTGTGGGCAAATCGAACTGCGTCCCATTTAAACCCTTTGCCAGCATCCTTGCGTCGTGATCGGGCAGGATCATTACTGACATCACCATTGGCTTTGGGCACATTGCTCCAGGTAGTTTTGAATGCTACCAATTCAGGACTGGCCAATTCAAGATCGTGTATCAACAGATTGGGAGCATGTTCTCGAACTGTACATTTTTCAGCATATACCACTAATTGCACATCTTTGGGCCATGTGCGTAAGAACGTTTGGATCATGCGCCTACCGTATTTTTCGTAACCGGTGGTATTAAAAGTGGTAACTACACAGTATTTCATCAGATATTTAGTGAGCATAAAAACCCTATCTTATTTTCCCTCTCAATCAGCAGGGAACAGCCCTCCAGTGATGTTGGCCATACTGGCGGCATTGCATGCCAATGGATTGACCACTGTGGAAAACTCTTGGGATACAGATGCTGCAATCATTTGGTCTGTGCTGTGGAACGGGCGCATGCGAGCCAATCAGCAGGTGTATGAGCATTATCGTCAATCAAATCGTCCAGTGATTATTGTGGAAGTTGGTGCATTGCATCGTGGGCTGACTTGGAAAGTCTCGGTCAATCACGTGACGTCGCAAGGTTACTATGGGCACACACAAGATTTAGATCTAGATCGTCCAGCTAAACTAGGTGTGAAATTGTCAACCAATGCCAATACCACCCCAAATATTGTAATAGCTGCACAGCACAGTCGCAGTTTACAAGTGCAAGAACTTGTGAGCCAAGAATCTTGGGTATTAGATTGTATAAACAAAATTCAAGCCGCAAGCGATCGTCCTATTGTAGTAAGATCACATCCTAGATCAAGATTAAATTTACCGCAATTACCTGCTGGTGTACGTTTAGAAATACCAAGACCTATACCCAATACCTATGATGGGTTTGATATGAATTACGCATGTCATTCGGTGGTCAATTACAACTCTGGACCAGGTATCCAAGCAGCCATAGCTGGCAGTAGACCAATAGTACATGAATCAAGTTTGGCAGCGCCGGTGTCAATAAACTGGACTGATATAGAGCAACCTTATGACATAGATAGACAGCAATGGCTAATTGAAATTTGTCATACTGAATACACCGTAGAAGAATTGAGAACAGGCTTATGGCTAAAAAGAATCGGGTCATACCTGGGGCTGTAACTGATTGTGCCTGTGTAATACACAGCACCGGATATGACTGGCGCTATGTAGAAAACTTGTACAGTATGTTGACCAGAGCCCTGCCTGGCGGTATACGTTTTCATGTGTACACCGAACACGATCGATCAGTACCGCCACATATGATCAAACACATCTTGACCGAATGGCCGGGTATTGCAGGGCCTAAAAAGTCCTGGTGGTACAAAATGCAAATGTTTAATCCTGAACATCACTCGGGTAATTTGCTTTATCTGGACCTAGACACAGTAGTAGTACGTGACTTGTCGTGGATATCAGCTCTTGACACACGATATTTTTGGGCCATACGAGATTTTAGATATTTACAAAATCCTCACCATACAGGATTCAACAGCAGTGTCATGTGGTGGAATGTCAGTCATTTTTCTTGGATATGGGAACAGTTTTCCAAAAGTGACATCACACAGTTGATCAAAACCAATCCAGGTGATCAAGATTACATCACAAAAGTTATTGATATCAATCAACGTAGATTTTTTAAAGATCAAATGTTTGAAAGTTTTAGATGGCAGTGCCTGGATGGTGGGTATAATTTTCAGCGTCGACAACACAACTCTCCCGGCAGCGGAGTTAAAATTGCACCTGATACCTCTGTGGTGATATTTCATGGGGCGCCTAAACCTCATCAGATATCAGACACAACAATTACACAATTATGGAGATAAAAATGCCTGTAAAAAGTTTGAGATTTTTAGGAAAAGTAATTAGCGATACAGTGTCACTGACAGTAAACATGGGTAACCACACAGTGTTTGATGGAACGATTACAGCAGCTGATAGTAACTCGTTAATGACATTATTTCGAACAGAAATACCCGCAGAGTTTTTGACCAGTATACCAATGTCTGTTTTGGTATCAAATGGCAGTGTAGTTATGACACAGATATTAATTAACCAACAATTAGTTAGTAACAATCGATTCAGTATGTTTCAATTAACACTATTGCACGACGCTACTGAGTGGGAAGAAAAATTAAATATGATGATTAAAATAGCTGATCCTCCTTTTTCGGACCAACAACTAAATTTTTTACGCTCACCAGATCCTAAGGACTGGGAAGAACAACATCGTTTACTTAATGTACATCAATGCTATTACGAAATTGCTAGTCCAAATAGTTGGGCACCTATACCTGTCATGGACCCTAGAGAAAATGTCAGGTTAAACGGAACATTACAAATACCTCAACGACGACCGGGGCAAGATGGAACTTGGCATTGGACTATGGAATCGGGGGATGTATTATCATATGATTTAAAATTATCATAAGATTTAAAATCATCGTAAAAACCCTACTAACAATACGGATATTATTAACCCAGTTGACCAGTATGTCAGAGCATGCTAAACTACAGCATAACAACAAAAAACGCCAAAACTGCTGAAAAATGTCGCAGAAAATAGCTGAATTTTGTTGTAAAAAAGCCACAATCTAGTGGTTGACCAGTAATGAGTACTTTGCTATAATAGAAGCTTAGTAAGTAATTTTAACCGCACAAATAGGAGCCAACCAAATGAGTGCTATTCGTATTATTCGCGGCGAGTACCGCGGCAAAACTGTAAAAAATCAGAGCTTTGCTCTAGTGTCAGGTTTTCAAACTGGTGCCAAAGGCGGCTATGTGACTGTACAAAATGATGGCACATTTGCCAACTGCCCCAGCACCATTCGTATCAAAGTAAACGCTATCTCTGACTATGAGATGGTATCAGGAGACAGTGTGACAGCACAACCGCAAATTGCCGAAGTGCCGGCACAAATCAAAGAAACTGAAGAACAAGCCATGGATCGTATCCGTGAACGTTTTGAAATTCTTACAGAAATGACCAAAGCCGCAATAGGTGGCGACATCCGTGCAATGATTGTATCTGGTCCTCCGGGCGTGGGCAAGAGCTACGGTGTGGAACAAGAAATTGAAAAAGCCACACTGTTTGATAAACTGGCAGGCAAACGACTGCGAGCAGAAGTTGTTAAAGGCAGTGCCACTCCTATTGGCCTGTATCAGACCTTGTACAAATACAGCGATGAGAATTGCGTATTGGTATTTGATGACTGCGACAGTATCCTTGTTGACGACGTGGCACTGAATTTGCTTAAAGGTGCTCTCGACTCAGGCAAGAAACGTAAAATTTCCTGGCTGTCAGAATCTAGCACTCTGCGTCGCGAAGGTATCCCAGATCAATTCGACTTCAAAGGCAGTGTGATTTTTATCACCAACTTGAAATTTGAAACAATGAAATCGCAGAAACTGCGCGATCACTTGGATGCACTGCAAAGTCGTTGCCACTACTTGGACTTGACACTGGATACCATGCAAGACAAGATCTTGCGTATCAAGCAGATTGCCAAAGACGGTGTGTTGTTCCAAGACTATGATTTTGAGCCTTGCATGCAAGACGAGATCATTGACTTTATGAATGCTAATCAAAATCGCTTGCGTGAAATGAGCTTGCGTATGGCATTGAAAATTGCTGACTTGCGTAAACTCAGCGCAGGCAATTGGAAACGCCTGGCAGAGACCACCTGCATGAAAGCAGCCTAATAGCCATGAGTGCCATCACGGTGTCAATGTTGTTTATGTTGCTGAATGGTTGGCTGGCCAAGGGCAGTTTTGACCGACAGCAAAATACATTTGGATGGTTTTGGGTGTTCTTGAGTGCTTGGAATTTGGCTGAGGTATTGAATATGATTTTTTAAAACGTTTGGGTCTGGTTGGCTCCGCCCAAACTTTATACAGGCACTTAGGTGCCTGTTTTTTTGACTTTAGTTTGCAATAAGTATATACTGAAACATGATCAGTAAATATTTTATTATTGCGTTAGGCCATGATGGTGGCATGGAATTAAAATTCCGCATTAGGCCAACTGAAATATCAGAATTATGGCTTGACAGAATGCAGCAAAGACATCAGTATCCATTGGATCATCCAGATAGATTTTACGGCTTTGATGATCCCGAAACAGAAAAATCTCGTGCAACACGCATGATACAAAAATGTATTAGCGTTATAAACACCCACAAACGTATAATTGAACGTGAGTTTGAATACACTCAAGATTGTTTCAATTATCTACATAACATATTTGAAAAATATCATGGGCTATTAGACCAACAAACATCAGACTATTGGATGACAGCTCCGGATAATGTTAGACTAGCATTGGCTGAATTAAATCTAGCTGTGCATAGATGTGAGGATACAATAAATCCAATCTTTCCGAGGATAGTATGCACTTGGTATGGTATACCTAAAACACATTGCCTGTCGGCTGAATTACAACGCAAATATGGCGAAACCACTATAAAATTTGGTACAGTATATCTTAACTATTGTGAGATAGGCAAAACAGTCGAAGACTTAACATTTGACAATGACGTATACATAAGTGACGAAGCATTTCGGCCATTCAGTCATTATAGTGCTGATTTTAAGATAGCGTTTTATGATCGAGACACTACAAAAAAATATCCACAGATACAAAACTATATTGAGCAACATAGTGATTTTTTTCTTGCAAAAGGTATCACAAGTGTGTATAATACACAAGCACAACCACTTTATTTCCCCGTGGCAGATCTAGAATATTCTGTAGATCAAACAAATTTGATTCAACAAATAAGCGCTCGACAGTTTGTGCGTGAAGTAAAATTACAATGAAACAATGTACAATACAAATCAATGACGAAGTAAACATCAAGATTGAAGGACTTGATCTTGATGCTCGCAAAGCCTTAGTAAAAGCCTTCAAATACGATATACCTTATGCACGATACCTTCCAGCGGTGCGGCTAGGCCGATGGGATGGCAAAGTGTCTTATTTTCAACTGGGTGGCAGTACATACGTAAATCTTTTACCGGACATAATTCCGTTGCTTGAAAGATTTGACTACGATATTGAATTGGATGACCGCAGAGAATACTCAACTACATTTGAGTTCGATCAGGTAACTGAACAAAGTTATGCAAACAAACTATGGCCCAAGTCACACCCTGCAGAAGGACAGCCCATCTTGTTGCGTGATTATCAAGTGGAGATTGTGAACAACTTTTTGACCAATCCACAATGCATACAAGAAGTGGCCACAGGTGCGGGTAAAACAATCATGACTGCTGCACTCAGTGACGCAGTCAGCAAGTATGGTCGTAGCATAGTGATTGTACCCAACAAAAGTCTAGTTACACAAACAGAAAAAGATTACATCAACATGGAACTGGATGTGGGTGTGTATTTTGGAGACAGAAAAGAATATGGCCGCCAACACACTATCTGCACCTGGCAAAGTCTAAACAATCTCATGAAGAATACCAAGAATGGCATAGGCGATTGCACCATCCAAGAGTTCATTGAAGGTGTTGTGTGTGTTATAGTAGACGAAGTACACATGGCCAAAGCAGATGCATTAAAAACTTTACTCACAGGTGTAATGGCGCAAGTGCCAATTCGGTGGGGACTGACTGGAACCATACCAAAAGAACTGTTTGAAAGCCAAGCATTGCTAGTAAGCCTAGGTCCTGTAATCAGTAGACTATCAGCTAGTACATTACAAGATGCAGGAGTGTTGGCCAATTGTCATGTGAACATAGTGCAGTTAGTAGATCATGTGGAATATGCCGACTATCAAGCTGAATTAAAATATCTCCTGGAAGAATCTGGACGATTAGATACTATAGCATCATTGATACAACGAGTTAACGAAACTGGTAACACTTTGGTATTAGTAGATCGAATTGAATGCGGACATCAACTGGTTGAACGACTGGGAGAACGTGCAGTTTTTGTATCAGGCTCCACCAAAGCCAAAACTCGGCAAACAGAATACGACGAGATTGCTGTCAGTGACGACAAGATTATTGTGGCCACATATGGGGTGGCTGCTGTGGGCATCAACATTCCGCGTATTTTTAATCTTGTGCTGATTGAGCCAGGCAAGAGTTTTGTGCGTGTGATTCAAAGTATTGGTCGCGGAATTCGCAAAGCCGAAGACAAAGATCACGTGCAGATATGGGATATTACTAGTACGTGCAAATTTGCCAGACGACACTTAAATAAACGCAAGGTCTTTTACAAAGAGGCCAACTATCCATTCACAGCCGAAAAGTTGGAATGGATGAAGATATCTTAACAATGATCTCTTGACATTTTGAGATAATTCAACTATACTGAACACATGCGTATATTAACATTAGACAATAGCTTTTATGATCTAGATCACTTGCCCGACGAAGTAGATGATATGAGATTTGCCATCTTGGACAACTCTGACCCCAAAGATCCAGACTATCATTTTATTCCACTTATATTTTTAGAAAGTTTTAATGCCCCAGCCTTGGTATTACGAATAGGTGACGCTACAATAAAAATGCCCATGGATTGGCAGATCCTGATTGGCGAGCCCGACGTGGGAGACCTTGAAGTGCTACCACTCACCAGTATAAATGATCGCGGATTCAAAGTATTTCAATTCAATCCGTTGACCAGTTTCCGTCCCAGTTTTCCTGACATTGAGATATTGGATGTGTATCATGAAGTTAACTGGTTTGCACCCAAACTAAAAAATGGCCAGCTGTTGGCTGTGCCATTGAACGATGACGCAGAGCCTGACTGTGTGTATTTTGTCAAAGACATCAGCCGCAACTGCGAGATAGTAGACTATAACAAGGCCTGGTAATGGGACAGCTAAAGCCTGGCGCAACCTATGTTTACGAACGTAATGGTAACACAGTGTATGCTCGCGAATCAGGTGCTGATCCTGACACACGGGTAGAAATAGGATATGACTACGAAACATTTGAAGAACGTAGAGACCATGACATTAGAGCAGGAATGAGACAACGACATGAAGCCTTAATGGAGGCCAAGCTGTGGGGTGACATTCGACGAGAAGCCAAGACCAATCCCACTTTACACGATGCCTTGGAAAATGCTATAATGATCTATCACCTGACCAAAACAAAATGAGCGATAAACTAAACATCAACAATGAGATGCGGCAACTGGATGCAAAGAACCGTGCATTCTATGATGAGCTTACGTCAGAAGAACGAAAAAAATTCAGTACCTATCTCATGATACGTTGGGGTAGCGCAGTCAGTGGCAGTAGAGAACTACAAGAATATTATGTGCAGAGTACCAATCATTATCTCAACAAAAACTTCTTTGACATAGCCAAGCATACCAAATTGCAATGGTTGTGTGCAACTGCTGCAAGCCCGGGTATGGGAGTAATGCGACACAATTGGATAGCGCCCAAGAAAAAAGAAGCAGGGCTCAGTGCCAAACGACGAGCATTGATGGCTATATTTCCCGCATACAAAGATGATGAAATTGATGTGATGGCACAGCTGGTCTCACAAAAAGAAATAGATGCTTACAATCGAGCCAGTGGCAACGACAAGAAATGACATTCACTTGCGGATACTGTGAAAAAACTTTCTCAAGAGAAAGCAGTATAGAAGTACACATGTGCGAACCCAAAAGACGCAGATTGCAGCGTGGTGATCGCGGAGTACAGCTGGGGTTGCAAGCCTATGTGAGATTTTATGAAACCATGCAAGGATCTGCTAAAAACAAAACGTTTGAAGATTTTGAAACGTCATCGTACTATCGTGCATTTGTAAAGTTTGGTCATTACTGTGTAAACACTCGAGTGATCAATCCTGAGCGATTCATGGCCTGGTTGCTCAAGCAACAGAAAAAAATTGATCGTTGGTGCAGCGACCAAGTGTATACTGAATACCTAGTGAATTATCTCACACTGGAAGCAGTGGATGATGCACTGGCCCGAGCCATGGAATACGGATTGGATTGGGCTGAAAAAACTACCAATCCGGCACATGATTGCCTGCGGTATGGCAATAGCAATGCAATATGTCATGCCATAACCACTGGGCGAATTAGCCCTTGGGTGATTTATAGTTCTGAGTCAGGGCAAAAGTTTTTGAGTGAATTAGGTAGTGAACAAGTGGCTATGATTTGGATATATATTGATTCGGATGTGTGGCAGAAAAAATTTCAAATTTATCCTACAGATCACGAGTACGCACAAGAAATGTTAAAGCAAGCAGGATGGTAAATGCAGTATAAAAAATTAGCAGCCATTGGAGACAGTTATTCTACTGTAGACTACGGGCTCAGCTGGCCAGATTTAGTAGCAGAAAAATTACAATGTAAACTGGTTCGTGCATCAAGTTCGGGTGCCGGAAACAGTTTTTATGTTGAAAAACTACATGACTGCGTAAAAGATCCTGACGTAGATCTCGTGATTGTGCAATTAACTGAACCTAGTCGTGCAGTGATCGGACTCCGTGCCTGGGAAGAAGTTGCACAAGGAACAAGGGATAATCCATACGGTAAAATTGTAGATCCGACGGATCTCAATCACGGTCACATATACAAAGATATTGGTTGCTATACAATGAATGTACATGACAATCAACGATATCTAAATCCTTTTGTTGGAGTTACCGGTGTTGATCGTTTTTGGTTAACACAGGGCGCAGGAACACGTTGGTGGAACTATCAAGCTGTACATAGTGTATTGGCCATGAAACAACTGTGTGATGCTCACAACAAAAAAGTAATTTTCTTTTCGTGGTTTGTTTTTTGGGATGAATTTTTTGTTCCCGGATATGAATGGTTAAGATCTACCTTAACACTGGTTCCAGGCGTGGCCAGAGAACACGGCAAGAAAATGGATCTACCACAAACATCAGATGGCCATTATGGCACTGAAGCAACCCAGCGATTGTTTGCTGAGTATTTGTGGCCCAATTTAGAGCCATTGTTATGAATAGACTGTTTACCTTTGGCTGTAGTTATACCAGTTACATCTGGAGCACTTGGGCAGACATACTAGGACAGTCAGCTGAAGAATTTCAAAACTGGGCAATATCTGGAGGAGGCAATCAGTTTATTTTCAACAGTGTGTACGAATGCAATCAACGAAATCATTTTCGACCCGGGGATACTGTGATTGTGTGTTGGACCAATATCATGCGAGATGATAGATACACACACGGTTGGCAGAATCTAGGAAACATTTATACTCAACAATTATACGATCCAGCTTGGGTTCGTAAATGGATAACCGAAAGAGGATGTTTGTTACGAGATCTAGCAGCCATTGCCGGTGTTAAATCATTGCTGGAAACATCCGGAGTAAATTGGCATTTTTTAAGTATGGTTCCAATTGATCAATCAGATCAGTACTCTGACACAAAAAATACCAATAGAGATTTATTGCAGTTATACCACGATGCAATTGACAATATGCATCCAAGTTTTTGGGAAGTATTACAAGGTAGACCCAAATTAAAATTTGATGTGCATCCTTCTCCAATGGATCATTTGTATTATTTGGATCAAGTGTTGCCAGAATTTGAAATAACTCAAAAAGTGAGATTGCAAACTCAGCAAGAAACTGTTACAATACAACATCCTGATTATCGTCCACCCGATTACAAAAAACCAACAATTCTAAGAGCATGAGTGCAGACATTGACATTGATTTTGCTGACAGAGAATTAGTACTGGAGTTGATTCAGCACACATCAGCACGACAAAGTAATGGTCGAAAACACAACTCAGGTATCTATGTTACAGACATTCCTCAAGATCCTACTACTGGTTGTGCAGCCATTGACTACGAAACGGCTGAAGCCCGGGGCTATTTTAAAATTGACTTGTTGAACATGAGTGTGTACGGACTGGTAAAAGATCCTGTACACTACGAACTGATGTTGACCACTGAGCCACCATGGGCAAAATTATGGACAGATCCGGTCTGGGCCGAACAGTTAGTTCACGTGGGAAATTACACTGAACTACTAAGGACCATGCAGCCTGATTCAATTCCTAGAATGGCAGCATTTATATCAGTGATACGTCCGGGCAAGGCACACTTGCAAAATCGACCGTGGTCGGAGGTGTTTGACTCAGTATGGGATGGCGATCTCAGTCGGGGTTATGTGTTCAAAAAAGCTCACGCACTTGGTTATGCAGCCTTGGTAGCACTACACATGAATATTCTTGGATCATGATTCATATTGATTTCCAGGGTGGCGCACATGGAAATTTTTTAGAGTTTGTGTGTAATACCATTGCAGGCGTAGTTGTCCCTGATACATTGCCTTTTAACACATTGGGTGCATCACATAATAAATCTTACCGTTTACCAAAAGTTTTCTTTGCTTGGCATTATTCCTACGACAACACATATCCCAAACTATTCAACAAAATTATATCTATACACATTGAATCAGATGATCTCTTGCCGTTGAGTCAGGTCAGTTTATTAAGGGCAGGTGATTATGGTTATGACAATGATCAGCTTGAAGTTGATACATTTAACAAACTTAATAACATACATTATCGATGGGCATTAGATCATTTAACTGATGGATTTTTTACCAATCAGATTTGTCGCAGCTACGATGCTGTCAAAGATTCCAGTTGGCCCAATGTGACCAATCTAGCTGAGTTTGATCAACTGCCAGAACACATACTCACAGAATGCATTCAACAGCACAGATTGGTGTTGCTGGAGCTGTCAGAGGAACATCCAGATTGCCCGCGATCTGTGCTACGAGAATTTTTTAAAATTGGATTTCAGAATCCATCGCAACATGGATTTATAGCACGACAAAAAACCGCAGTGTACGATGTCGATGACAATGTATACATATTTCCATTTAGATGTTTTTATAACAAAACAGAATTCTTAAGTGAGATCAAAAAAATTGCTGCATGGTCGGGCATAACATATGATTGTGAAAATAAAATTGAACTAATACACGATGAGTTTTTAGCAAGACAACCGTACAAAGATTCAAAAAACAAATGTGATGATATTGTGCAGAAACTCAATCATAATGTACCAACAGGAACATTACAAGTAACTTTATTAGAAGAAGCTTATATCAATGCAACCTTGGGCTGGGATTATTTTCAGTGAGATTAATCGAGGCGCCGTACCAGCATGATGCTTTTGCGTTTGCTTTTTTTGCGGGCTATGTCTAGCAAACTGCAAGCAGGGCCATGCAAGATTTCTAGATCTTTGTTGACAAATGTACGCAGAGTGTAGCGGAATTGTTCCCAATCCTTACGCAGAAATATGTTTATGGGGATAGATCTGTTGCTTTCCCACCACCAAACTGATGCCAACTCTAGGTAATTTAGTTTGTCAGCTTGATCTGCCACCGCACCAAAGTCGTAGATGGTAGTGACCACATCATCTTTGTTCTGTATCACGCCCACATATTCAGCATTGGCATACATGCACAAGCTGATAAATGGATATTTCTCAGTTAATTTTTCGAAAACATTATTGCCCATCGGAGGTATTTATGGTCAATATTCTTTGGATAAATAATAGGATATGTATTCTACCACCGTTTATCTTTACCAACAAATCACACGAGTGCTACTAGTAGACACCAGTGGAGGATACTTTACTGCGAGGTATGACCCTGTGTACGCAAGAACCCTAACCATTAACAAAGGTGTTGACAATGTGCTGTTGTTTGAGTTTATAAATCAAGACCAGAAACCTGTGAACATCACTGGCAGCACATTTGTGTTCCGACTGATTGATCAAGCCGGCGGCCAACTGCTGTTGGCCAAAGATATGGAAACACTGAGTGCAAGCACAGGACGAGTCAAAGTGGTGCTAGACAGCTCAGATACTATCAATATTCAAGCACAACCTGCCAGCTACAGCATACAACGTGCTGCTGGTGACTATATTCAGGCAGCATACACCGGCGCTGACAGTTCTGCCAGGGCTGATTGCAATATTGTGGACAGTGTATTTCCCAGTTTTATTCCTAGTGCAGATTGTACTGTACCTGATTTGTATGGCAAGAATCAATATGTTGGTGCAGCACCCACAGCATTCCCTGATTGGGCATTAACTCCGCAACCCATCAACAGCATTCAAGCAACTGAATTTTATTCCAGCTATATCAATACCAACCAAACAGCATTTACCACAATCAAGTTTGATCTAGTACATTACACAGGCACAGTCAAAGTACAAGCAGCTGAAAACTACGAAGCTGTTTGGAAAGATGTATCAGAAGCTCGCCAATATTTAGATGCCACAGTAAGTGATTACTTCAACATAGTGGGATTCCATCCTTTGCTTAGATTGGCCATGAACAACAGCATTGGTTATGGGGCCAGCGGTTCTGCCAACGTGGTCGATGGTGTGGTTACTGGCATTAGTTTGACAAATTTAGGTCAATATTACGTGGCTGCACCGTATGTGCAGATCCTGGGTAATGGTGCAGGTGCTGAAGCAGTAGCCACCGTCAATCCGGGCGGCACAGTCAGTTCAATCAACGTGACCAATGGTGGATCAGGGTACCTTCCGTTGCAGTTCCAAGGATCATTGGCTGCCACAGTGATATTCTCAAATGGCTTGATACAGAACGTACAGTACCGATAATTGTTGCTATTACTAGACAAATCTGTTAAAATATACGGATGCTAGACATCCTACAGTATTTGCCAGCAAAACGAAAAGCTACACCGTCAGGTTGGGTAAGTTTCAATGCGGTTTGTTGTCAACACAATGGTGGAGGCACAGCAGATCGGCGCAGCCGAGGAGGTCTCAAACCCACAGAACAAGGTTGGAGTTATCACTGCTTCAACTGCAACTACACCGCTAGCTTTATCCTTGGCCGTACAGTGAGTTTTAAGGCCCGCAGGCTCTTGGGCTGGTTAGGTGTGCCGGATGTTGATATTGATATATTAAACTTGGAAAGTTTGAGACATCGCAGTGTGCATGGCATCTTGGATGATCGCCAAAGAATGTTCAACACATTGGCAGATATACAATTTGAAGAACAAGAACTACCGGCATTGAGTGAGTTATTGACAAGCGAAGATCCTTATAGAGATTATCTAAGGCAACGATGTGTGCCAGATGACTATCCTGTGATGATACAGGATCATCCGGAAAGAGCATGGAAACATCGCCCTAGCGTGATCATCCCATTTACACATGATGATCGCGTAGTAGGGCACACACAAAGATTTTTAGATAATCGCATGCCCAAATACATCAGCAACAGCCAACCAGGATATGTATTTGGAACAGACTTACAACACAACGACTGGACTCATGCAATTATAGTAGAAGGCATATTTGATGCACTATGTATCAGTGGCCTGGCGGTAATGCACAACACCATATCAGACGAGCAAGCACGGCTGATTCGTAGCCTAGGCCGAGAAATTACTGTGGTGCCAGACCAAGACTTGGCAGGTATGGAACTGGTGGATCGTGCAGTGGAACTAGGGTGGGCAGTAAGTATGCCACCTTGGCCCGACAATGTCAAAGATGTCAACGACTGTGTGGTTCGTTATGGACAATTGGCTACTTTGCTAACTATATTTGAGAACCGAGAAACTAGTCGAATCAAAATTGAAATGCGTAAACGTAATCTCCTAAAACAATTTCAAAAATAACAAATGCATAAATTCAACCATTTACATAATATACTCTATAGAAATCGAACAATAGGTGGTAATACACAAATGTGGGCTTATCGAGGTATTACAGCTTGGTATTCTAAAAATAACCAATTTGATCTGTTGGAATTTAACAATACAGTTGATACTGTGGTAATCAATGATTACAATGCCAACTCAAAATTAACTGCTTATCGTGCCCACGGACAATTGTTAGAAGGTCATATCGATTACTGGTTTCCACTAGATCAAGCCCAAGACTGTGTGGTTTTTGCTGGATACAAAAATTATACTCAATATGCAAACAATGTAACAAGTATAGGTTTTGATTTTTTTGATTTCATGGTGCATGAGATATTTTCTGAGCCTTGTTTTTACAACGAAGTAAATCGTCAAGGAGTTGAACATGCTGAATATGATGTGTGCATTCCAGTGGGCTATTATAGAACGCATAGATATTTGTTTTTACAACATCTAGTAGACACTCAAAAAAATCTCAAAATAGTGACTGATAGCAGACAAACTATGTTACCAACTGAATTTACTTTTGATAAGTTGAATATGGAACCTTATCTTAATAAAATTGGAGCATCCAAGTTTGAATGTCACACCACACAACAAAGTTTTTATAAATTAGCCAGCATGGCGTTGATGCAAATGCCTCATAAACTTATGCATGCAGCTTGTAGAGTCAATGTAGCGTTAGAAACCACAGTGCGAGATACTGATCAACCATATCTCACTGAAAAAACTTACAAAATTCTAGCACAAGCCAGACCTTTTGTGATCTATGGAGATCGCAATACACTAAAAAAACTAAAGTCAAAGGGATTTAAAACATTTGATAAATTCTGTGACGAAAGTTATGATCAGGAACCTGATCTGAATATACGTGCAAAGAAAGCAGTGGATGCAGTATGTCAATTGGTAGAGGCTTGCAAAACTAGCGCCGCTGAGATCAATGAGATCTGCAGGTTCAATCAACATAACTATTTCAGTCAAGAAAGATTGCATAATGAGTTGGCAGACTTTGGAAAATTGTGTTTAGATAAAGTGTTTATTGGGAGTTAAATTGTTAAAAGATTACGGAATTGAAGTACAAAAATTATTCTTGGAAATGATGTTGGAGGATGCTGCTAGCTATGTGCGTATCCAAAACATTTACAATCCAGAAAATTTTGATAGAAGTCTACGACCTGCGGCTGTGTTTATCAAAGAACACAGCGAAAAGCACAAGACATTGCCGGACTTGACTCAGATTGCAGCTACCACTGGAATCAAATTGCAATCAGTTCCAGACTTGAATGAAGGGCACTATGACTGGTTCATGGAAGAGTTTGAAGCATTCACACGCAGGCAAGAACTAGAACGTGCCATATTAAAGTCAGCAGATCTGCTAGAAAAAGGCGAATACGGCCCAGTGGAAAAGCTGATCAAAGATGCGGTACAAATCAGCTTGACCAAGGACATGGGCACAGATTACTTTGCCAATCCCAGCGAACGTATAAACAAATACTTTAACTCAGGCGGCCAAGTCAGTACAGGGTGGCCACAACTGGATAGATTGTTGTATGGTGGTTTCAGTCGCGGCGAACTAAACATCTTTGCCGGAGGATCGGGTTCAGGCAAGAGCTTGGTCATGATGAACATTGCATTAAATTGGTTGCAACAAGGATTGAGTGGAGTGTATGTCACACTAGAATTGAGTGAAGATCTAACCAGCTTACGTACAGATGCCATGCTCACAAACATGAGCACCAAGGACATACGTAGAGACATTGACACCACAGAGCTCAAAGTCAAAATGATGGCCAAGAAGTCCGGCAATTATCAAGTCAAAGGTTTGCCAGCACAAAGCAACATCAATGACATCAGATCATACTTGAAAGAGTATCAGATACAAACAGGCAAAAAAGTGGACTTTGTGATGATAGATTATTTGGATTTGTTGATGCCAATCAGCGTCAAAGTCAATCCCAATGATCAGTTTATCAAAGACAAATATGTCAGTGAAGAACTACGTAACTTGGCCAAAGAACTGCAAATATTAATGGTAACTGCTAGTCAGTTGAATCGTAGTGCAGTGGAAGAAGTAGAATTTGATCACAGTCACATTGCCGGTGGTATCAGTAAGATCAACACAGCAGACAATGTGTTTGGTATTTTTACCAGCAGATCCATGAAAGAACGCGGCAAGTATCAGATACAATGTATGAAAAGTCGTAGTTCAACTGGTGTGGGTCAGAAGATTGATTTGGAATACAACATTGAAACCATGCGTATTACAGACGAAGGTGGTGATGAAGGAACTGGTTATAACAAACCACAAACATCAATCATGGATTCAATCAAGGCCAAGAGTCAAGTTGTTGTCAACGACAACGCTGCGTGGCAAGCACCCACAGGAGGCACACATGCTTGGGATAAACCTGTGGTCAACCACGGTGAAGTTGCCAAAGTTGTTGGTGCAGTAGAAAGCACCAAACTCAAACAATTGCTGGGAAATATAAAGAAATAATTAAGCAGCAGTGGTCACAGCAGTCCACGTGGTACTACCGGTTGTGTTCACATACATCCGTGTGGCAGTAGTAGATCCGTCAGTCCTCAAATAAAGACTGCCTTGTGCAGCTGACAAGGTTGGCGCACCAGATCCAAAAAACACACCAAGATTGGTAGTACTAGACATCAACAATCCAGCACCTGCTGTGCCGCCGGCAGGTACAGAAGTGGCAGCAAGCAATCTAATATTACCCGAAGATGACACAACCCCACTTGATATTACATTGCCACCAGTTATGTTACCACTTGCACTTACGGTAGTAGATGCTATTGTACCAATAATATTGCCACCAGTTATGTTACCGGTTGCACTAATCAATCCACCTGTTAATACATTACCAGCAGTGATATTACCAGTTGCACTAATCAATCCACCTGTGCGTATATTACCACCTGTGACATTACCTGTTGCACTGACAAATCCCGATGCTGACACGTTACCAAGAGAAATATCTGTAACAGTTACATTTCCAAATATGTCGCCTCCCACATATAAATTTCCCGCAATACCTACACCGCCTGCTACGATCAATGCACCTGTGGTGGTACTGCTGCTAGAAGTGGTAGCTGCCACGTTTACAGTGTTGGTATAATAACTTAAAGGTCTATTCAAATCAAACACAGTAACAGTAGTACCACCGTCACTGGTAACAAAACCAAATTCGTAATATCCAGTAGCACCAAATGTGATCACATTGCTGCTGATACCTTGTATGCCAGTAAGTCCCAGGGTGACCGCAGCCGGAAGAGTCATGGTATAACTAGTATTGGTAATGTTGGCCTGCACTCGCATCATGCCCACAGTGCCCGACGCTGGCCAATTGCTAAATCCCAATGTTATGCTGCCGCTGGTGCTGACAGTTTGATAATGTCCAGACGAATAGTCCAACGTAATGGCTCCCGATGTCACAGTGTTTTGTACAATGCTGCCGGAAAAATCACGGATCAGTGCAGAGTAGATCAATTGATCGCCCATGTTGTTGTCCAGGGTGGTGCCACTCAATGCACTCTTGAGCACAGCTTTGTTTTCCAACTCAGTTATTTCGTTTGCGGCGTAGGTAAAATTGGTTTGGATGTTGGTAAAGTTGTCACGGAATCCCTGTGTGTTGTTAGGCACGCCGGCAACCGGGTAGTTGGCGTCGATGTTTTGTGGGTTGATGCTGCTGGTCATTGGGTTTGTCCTTGTTATAGATATTTATTCACATCCAGAAATCGCTAAATAATCCAAAGGTCACTGATTTACATGCAAAAGAAAACACGCAGCATACTAGAAGAACTAGACAGTCTGTACATCGAGCGAGATCGTCGGTTGGTGATAGAAAATCGCGCGAGCAACGTGATAGCCAATGCCATTAGGTTGTTGGAGCAGATTGAATCAGAATTTGATGCTGAAACAGCAGAGAATCTCACTAGAAAATTCCTCAATGCCATACGAACAAAAAACGCTGGTAAATTTTCTCGATCAGTAAGGAAAACAGATGCAAATTCATGAACTGACTAGAAAATCTCGCGTCAATGAAGATGCTGCGCCAAACACGTCATTGATGGTTAATCGGGCTGCACAGAACATGCAACGGCAGTGGTCTCAGCAGGTGTCTCAGGCCCTGGCAGCAGATGCAGTCACTGACACTGCGCGACTCAGTCCACAGTCTAAAACTTCATTAAAAAAAGCATTGAACTCAATAGTGGCACAGAGTCAATTCCTTGGCGGTATGGATTTTACAAATTTAAGCCAAATGGTATCTCAAACAGATGACAATGGTGCCTATACTCCAGTCTACATCAATCAAGCTGATACCATAATGAATCAATTGTATTCAGGTATACGTCAGTTGGGTAATCTTGACGTGGAAAAAGTTGACACTAGAGAATTGGCTGAATTTCGAATAATTGCACAAGCTGCATATGAAGCAGGAGTTTTGATGCAAACTCACCCCAAACAGCAAGCAGGCACAGCACCATGAGATATCTATTAGAAGGCGGCAATGTATTCAAAGGGCCCGGGGGCGAGCCACTCACACAGCGTATTAATCGTCAAGATGTACCTGCCACTATCCAATGGATAGAACAAGTCACTGGATTAGATTTCAGCAGCGAGATAGGAGAAGATGGCATCCCCACACGCTGGCTTGGGTCAACCGGCAAAGCCCCCTCATCGGGAGACCTGGATCTTGCTGTGGATCTGAATGAAGTTTCAAAAGAACAATTGGCTGGGATACTTTCTCAATTTGTACAAAGCCAAGGACTAGATCCTAGAGAATGGGTCAAGAAGGGTGGGGAAGTACATTTAAAAACACCCATTGCTGGTGATGCCAATCGTGGATTTGTGCAAACTGACTTCATGTTCTTTCCCAATCTGGATTGGGGACAGTTCTTTTATGGCGGAGGCACAGACTCAGCTTACAAAGGCATGAATCGCAACGTGCTGATGAGCAGCATAGCTAAAAAACTAGGTCTCAAAGTAGGTGCCAATGGCATGTTCTCTAGAACCACAAATCAACTGGTACAAGGCGGCATGGATCCGGACTATGTAGCCGGTGTGTTGTTGGGGCAAGGTGCCACTCGTGCTAATCTCAAGAATGTAGAATCAATCTATGCTGCACTGGCCAACGATCCTGACCGTGATACCAAGCTGGCCGATTTCCGTGGTTACTTGGCTGGCGAAGGCTTGCAAGAGCCAGACCAAACAGTAAAAGAAAGTGATGCATATTTCCTAGCTAGATTACGAGATCGTATTGTGAATCGTGGATATGTAGCACTAGTTGAACATCAACGCCCAGTGATTGAAGCTGCAGAAGCTGGAGTTGGCGGCCGTGCCAAAGGTATAGAGCATCTTGAAGATTATGTATTTCGCCAAGGCGCACCAGGCATACAGACGGCCCTGGACATTGTCAAACACGCTACAGAAGCACCACAACAGACCACCACTGCTAAATGGGACGGAAAGCCTGCATTGATATTTGGCCGCAAACCGGACACTGGTGAATTTGTACTTACTGACGGGTCTGGATTTGATGCCAAAGGCTATGACGGCTTGGCTACCAGTCCGCAGATGATGGCTGATATACAAAATAATAGAGGCAGCAACAGAGACGATCTTATACAGATATATGCTACATTGTTTCCAGTACTAGAAGCTGCGCTGCCACCAAACTTCCGTGGCTACGTCAAAGGTGATTTGTTGTTCATGCAAACACCACCTGTGATTGCTGGCAACTATGTGTTCAAACCCAACACCATTGAATATCGCATACCAGTTCGTAGTGCAATGGGACAACGTATTTCTGGCAATCCAGAAACTGGCGCGGCTCCGGCACAGATAGGCATCGCCATACATTCAATGTATGCAGATCGTGGAGAGCCACGACAGCCACTGCGAGGCATAACATTTACACCTGTTCCGGGACTGTTGCTAGAAAAACCTGCTACTCCTAAAGTGTTAGAAACTGAGACTAACTTAGAAAAGCAACTTAAACAGATCATACGCACACAAGGTCCAGCTATGAGAACACTGTTCAACCCTGTTGAATTACGAGCTCAACAGATCACTGATCTGTTCAAGCTGGCAGTGGATTTTATCAACACCAAAGTGGGTTCTCCATTGCAATCTGCACAACAGTTATTGTCTGAGTTTGGCCCGTGGTTGCAGTCACGTGTGAGCCCGCGCAAGTACGCTAATATAGTAGAGTATCTCAACAGTCCTACCAGCAATGCACAAGCTCTAGCAGCGTCATTCGAAGCATTTGAATTGTTGCATGCCTTGAAAATGCATTTAAAAACTCAAGCCGATACAGCCAATCCTGGCGGCGAAGGCTGGGTGATGGCCACTCCTGCAGGCTACAGCAAGCTGGTCAGTAGGTTTGATCCCACTGCCTTTGCTGCTCAAAATCGTGCCCAAAACAATCCTCAACCCCAGTGATTTTTGCCAATTGTATAAATAAAAGTAGGGCAACAACCCACTAACTTAAAGGAAATTTATCATGGCAGTATTTACAAAAGTAAACGGAACTACACAACCAGTATTTGCACTGGACGTGGCAAACGGTTCCATCGCAGGAACAGCCAACGTAGCTGCTCAAGGTCCAGTTCAGATCCAAGGTCCTAAACTAGACTTCTTCACATTGACAGCCAACGCTGCTTTGACCAATGCCGGTAACGTCAATGGTTATTTGAACAATGTGTTGCAATCTATTCAACAAACTGGTACCATTGCAATTTATCAAGCTGGCGCTACAGCTGGTACAATCAGCTTGGCAATCTATCCAAATGGTGCTTACACCACAGCTACCCTGGTTGCTGCTGCTCAAGTGGCTAACGCAACTGGTGGCTTGAACATTGGTATCCCAACTGGCAACGTGAGCAACACAGCCAGCTTCACTAGCCTGTAATCCAGGTCAGCGATAGCCGCAACCCCGGAGGTAAAAAATCCGGGGTTTCTTTTTGGCCTTAAATATCTATCTAATGAGAATACAATGTCGCACACTTTTTGATTGCAGTTATACAGGTACCACTGGCCATTTTAGACCAGGTGAAATCCCGTTTGAAGACCGCATAGGGCAAAAAATAACCAATCAGTCAGAATGGCATCACAGCCGTAATCAACAACGCAACTGGGAAACACTATTACAGATCATTGGACTGCGTACACAACCACTGGATATTACCACACCTGTGTATCGCACCGGTGCGTGGGAATTTGAATTCCGTGTGGAATCACCTTCTGTGTATGCAATAGATGGTCACTCAGATCCGCTGGCAGGGCTGGTACAAGGCTGTGAAGATGTGCCCATGATGATAAATTTAACTGAACAACCTGAACTAAAATCTACCATTACCACAGTGGGTTCAGATCAGAATATTTGGTTTCTACCACTAAATACATCATTGGAGTCATCATGGTAGATACAACTGACATTGAAAAGAAAAGCCTTGAGGCCCACGTAGAGCTGTGTGCAGAACGCTATAGATTGCTGGAGACCAAGTTGGACACCTTGGAAGAACGTCTGGTAGGCTTGCACAAGGTCATGGGCGATCTCAGAACCATGATGGAAACCATGACAACCAAACGCAACGATCAAATTGTCAATTGGGGCATAGGTATAATTGGTGTGCTGGTGGCCACTGTGGGCTGGTTGGCTGCACAATACTTTAAAACTCTATGATGAACGAAAAAAAGTTTGAACTTTTGCTAACAAAAGAATTGAAAAAAAGTTCCGCCAACACCATTTTGAGTGACGACAACGGTGCCAACTACTTTGTGTTTGGCAAGTACGATATAACTCAAACCGCCGACGGATTCCTGGTCAGTGACTGGCACAGCCCAATACATTGTTTTTCCACCAAACGCATTGCACTCAGCTGGTGTGTGGCAGATAAATTTCAACGATACAACTTGTCCAACAACATAATGATACTGGATCGCAGGCAACAGGTGCTCAAAACAGACATCTTTTGCAGCCGAAAAACAGCCGAAGTCAGCGGCCATGAATCGTTTTACGAAATAGTAAATACTAAGATGCAACCCAAGATAGATATGCTTGCATCAGTGACCACCGAATTGGAAAAATGTATAAATTCGGCTAAATATCTACAGATTAGAGGATTCCATAATGAAACTGCAAGAACTATCGGCTCCTAAGCCATCAAAACAAATCGCCAAAGTATTCGAAAGTTATTTTGGCTCACGCATCAAATTTGACCGTTTAGACGCACGCCAAACCCGAGTGATGTTGAACAAAGTACGTGGCGTGTTGGGCGAACATCGTAGCACCACTGCACGTCATACCAGTGAACAAAATCCACACTATTTGAAACTGGTCATGATGGAACAAGCCCTGGCCAGCCGCCTGCGCGAAGAAGTTGTTCCCGGTGGCGGCGGCGGAGCACCCAATAATGGACCAGGTACCACCGGTGCTGCTCCTGGACAAACTATCCAACAAGCACCACAACCAGGACAAACACCGACAGCGCCGACAGCAACTGCTCAAGATCCTAAACTAACTGCTGCATTGGAAAAACAAAAATCTAATCAGACGCTGACAAACGCTGAGAAAGCACTAATAGCTGGTGCTGCAATGGCCATGGCCGAAAGTCGTTTGCGTAGAGAGTATCGCATATTGAAAGAATCTGAGATTCAACAGGCTCAAGTAGTATTGGCTGCACAAGACCTAGTGGACAAGATGCAAGACATGGTAGAAGAAGTCAGTGAATTGCAATTCAAAGACTTGCCTGCCTTGGTTGAAAGCATCAAGAATCAAGTTGGCGTGGACCAAGCCATGCAATTCAACACTGACGCCACTGGCGCATTGGCTGGCTTGCTGCAAAATCTACAAGGCGCCAAACAACAACTGGAAGCCGCGCTGGGTGTAGTAACAGGCACAGGCGGTCCAGACATGAGCGCCATTGCCAATGCTGGCGCTGCTGCTGGAGACCTAGGAGCTGCTGCTGGTGATATGGGCGCTGCTGCTGGTGACTTAGGATTGGACGCACCACCTCCGGGTGAAGGTGATCTCGAAGCTGCTGCTGAACCTCCAGCTGGAGCAGCGTTAGGTCGAGCACGTAGATAATGCGTATATTTGAAGTTGACGACTCTGCATCGGCAACTCCAAGTCCAAATCAATTGATGGGACTGGTTTCCTTTTTGGCTGGCCGGTCAAATGACACCAGTGCTCAAAAAGAGATAAGTCAGGATGCATTCGTAAGTTTGGCGCAAAGTTTGAACATTAATGTGAACAGACAAAATCTTGGTGACTTGATTGCACAACCGCCGCTGAGCAACATGCTAGAACCACTAGATCCCAACTCTGGTGTGATCACATTCAAAGGCGGTGAGGAAACTGATCCTGCCATGCCAGTGAATCGCGCACAAGACATAGTGGCAGCAGCGGCCAAATCGGCCATGAACAAAAAACGCGTCGGTTAGTCAGAAGGATTGCTCTTTGTGAGTAAATACCTTATAATATAACATAAGGAAACACAATGGCCTACTCAGACAAAGTAATTGATCACTACGAGCATCCACGCAATGTGGGCAGCTTTGCCAAAGACGATGACAGCGTCGGAACTGGTATGGTGGGCGCACCCGCTTGTGGTGATGTGATGAAATTGCAAATAAAGGTAGTAGATGGAATCATCCAAGACGCCAAGTTTAAAACGTATGGTTGCGGCTCAGCGATTGCGTCAAGTTCGCTTGTTACTGAATGGGTCAAAGGACGCACACTTGAGCAGGCGGCAGCGATCAAAAATAGCGAAATTGCTTCTGAGCTTGCCCTCCCTCCAGTTAAGATTCATTGTTCAATACTTGCAGAAGATGCGATCAAAGCGGCAGTAGCAGATTATCGTAGTAGGCATGATCTCGTTCACTGAAACAGCTGATAAAAAAGTCCAACGACTATTGGAGAAACGCGGCGGAATTGGTATAAAATTGGGCGTGAAAACCACTGGTTGCTCAGGACTTGCTTATGTGTTAGAATATATAGATGCTTATCCACCAGATCTTGACAGCGTGATCAACTATGCACAATCAAAATTTGCTGTGATAGTAGACAAAAAACACGAAGTATACCTTGACGGCATGACTATAGATTATGTACGTCAAGGGCTCAACGAGGGATTCGAATTCCGCAATCCCAATGAACGCGATCGCTGTGGTTGCGGAGAAAGTTTTAGAGTTTAACTTGTACAATCCAAAATTTAACTATCAACCCATACCCCGAGTCACAATAGAAGGCAAACGATTCTATGCCACACCAGATGGCAACAATCTACCATCTGTAACCACCATCCTTGACAAGACCAAAAGTGAAGCCAGCAAGGCAGCACTACACAATTGGCGCCGTGCTGTGGGTGCAGAAAAAGCACAGCAAATCACTACAGAAGCTGCCAATCGTGGCACACGTATGCACACGTATCTTGAAGATTACGTCAAAACAGGTGCCATAAAAGAACGTGGCTCAAATCCATTCAGTTGGTCAAGCCACGAAATGGCCAAGACTGTGATCGCTGAAGGATTGAAAAATGTGAATGAATTTTGGGGCATTGAAGTTCCGCTGTATTTTCCACAGATTTACGCAGGCACAACTGACGGTGCTGGTATACATCTAAATGAAGAGTCCATCCTGGATTACAAGCAGACCAACAAGCCTAAAAAGCGTGAATGGATTGACGATTATTTTGTGCAACTATGCGCCTATGCAGAAGCACACAACGAACTACATGGTACAAAAATACGCAAGGGCGTAATCTTGATGTGTGTCAAGCCCGATCTTGATGCTGATCATAATCTCGTCAGCCGGCCACAATATCAAGAATTTGTGTTAGAAGGCGCAGAATACGATCGATACTGTGATCAGTGGTGGCGCAAAGTAGAAGAATACTACACCCGACACATATAGTTGCCCCGGCCCTTCCGGGCTAAATATGTGATACCTCAAGGAATCACATCGTGGCAATTGTACAAATTTCAAGAATTACCCAACGAAAAGGTCTAACTATAGACCTACCACAACCGCTGGCCGGTGCAGAATTTGGCTGGGCCACCGATGAACGCCGATTGTTTATTGGAAATGGTACCATTGAAGACGGCGCTCCTGTTGTTGGAAATACCGAAGTACTAACAGAATTTTCTGACATACTGGCTTTTACCACAGCCTACACTTATGAAGGTGCCGCTGCTGGATACACAGTACAAACTGGAGTTAGTGCCAGCTCACCAGTATCGCAGAGCATTCAAGAACGGCTTGACAGCTATGCAGTGGTCACTGATTTTGGCGCCATGGGCGACGGAGTAACTGATGATACCGCTGCTATCAATCGTGCGCTTTATCAATTGTATTGCCGTGAATCTAACACAGCCATTCGCCGCAGTTTATTTTTCCCAGCTGGCACATACATTGTGACTGATACCGTTGCCATTCCGCCTTATGCATTGTTATATGGTGAAGGGTCAAACTCTAGCATTATTAAATTTTCTGTGCTGCCGTGGACCAGTTCAGTTTCGTACCCTTCGGGAGTATTGGTCAGCAACTCGGGTAGTTTTTATCGAGCAAACTTTGATATACCAGTGGGTACCAGTATTGGCAGCACAACCACTGGCGGACAATATTATTGGGGCGATATCAATACTGGTGCTGCAACAACATTACCTACCTGTGGTGCCAGCACTGCCGACAGTCTGCAACAAACAGGTGTTAGTGTAGGCTCCAATGGTGCTACAACACCACAATATATTGCCATACGAGATATGTCGTTTGTTACTGATCAAGCAAATGATCCGTTCCTTTGGCAAAACGCACAACAGTGTTCGGCCACCGGAGTCACATTTTCAGGTGCAGGAACTACTAGTACTCTGACTGGTACCACTGCCAATACTCATGCAGTAAATTATGCAGGTACTTCTCCAGTTTGTAAAAATATCATTATGGATACTTGCAAATTTACTGGTTGTACATATGGCACAAATACCAGTGCAACTGTTCAAGGTATCACATACAGCAACAGCACATTTGATACACTGTATCAAGGATTGTATTTTAGCACCAATGCCACAGGTGTGCGTGTGGTACAAAATACATTTGACAACATCTATGTAGAAGGTGTTGTGTTTAGTGCTTGCTCGTTGAATGCCAGTGCATACAATACTTTTTACGATGTAGGAAATCATTTTTCAGGTATTGGGTCTCCAGCTAGCAATATAATTTTAATTTCTGGTGATAACAACATAAGCGTGGGTGACATGTTCACTCGCACTACTGCTAACAGTACAGTGTATGCTCGTATCGCATTGAGCAATACCAACAGTACTGCCATGAGTATGAACAATCGTGGCATCACTTACTATATTAGCAATGCAGCCAGCAACAGTATTGCTAATCAACTGGCACAAGGAACATGGGCTAGAGATAATGGTATCAATGATACGTTGACCAACAACAGTTCAGGAACATTGTTCATAGTTGATACCAGTATCATGAAATCATTTTGTGTGGATTATACCATCACAAGAGATATTTTTGCCAGAAATGGTCGTCTTACTGTGGTTTATGGTTCAGGCGGCGGATTTGGCTACACAGATGATTATATAGAAAATGGCATCACTGGTATAACATTGGCCGCAGCAGAAGCCTCAGCCGGTGGAAATATTACTCTGAGTTACACTTCAACCAACTCGGGATATGCAGGCAACATCAAATATAGTGTGACACATTTAAATTGATGTGGTTTTCAAACTTTGCACAGAGGCTTGAAAGCTGGCAAAAACTCAGGCACACTGTTCAATCTTGGCCTGCACTGGCAGCAGCTGAAGCGGTTAACCAATGGTGGTTTCGCGCGCCCTGGTCAGCATATCATCTGCACTGGGATGATCAACTGAGCTGGCCTGATCCATGGCAATTATTGAGCGATAATATGTATTGTCCGGTTGCTCGCGGACTAGGAATACTGTATACTATAGCTATGATAGATCACCCAGAATTGCAAGATGCAGTATTGACCGACACAGGAACTGATAATTTAGTCCTGATTGCCAATGAGAAATATATATTGAATTGGGACCAGTCTCGAGTGTTAAATATTGATCCAGGACCATATCAGGTCCGACACAGCTTGACTCAACAACAAGTACAACAACAAACAAGGTAGCGATGAAAATTACAACAGTACAAAAGCGTGATGGCACGCGAGAGCCATTGGCATTGGAAAAATGGCAGGCACAAATAGCCAAAGTATGTGCAGGTATAGCAGATGTTAGTCAAAGCATGGTGGAGATCAAAGCCCAAATGCATTTTTATGATGGCATAAGCACACGAGAAATTGACGGTGTCACACTCCGAGCCATTGTGGACCTGATAGATGTAGAATCAAACCCTGATGTAGGGCATACTAACTATCAATATGTGGCAGGTAAACAACGACTCAGCATGTTGCGTAAAGATGTTTACGGAAAATATGAGGTACCTCACTTGTATGAGATTGTGAAAAAGAATGTCACAACCGGACTCTACACTCCAGAACTACTAGAATGGTACACGGAAGATGACTGGAATCGTATGAATGATCTGATTGATCATTCTAAAGATGAAACTCTTAGCTATGCTGCTATTGAACAGCTGATTGAAAAGTATCTGGTAAAGAATCGCAGCACCAAGGAAACATATGAAACTCCACAAATTCGATATATGGTTGCGGCCGCTACTGTATTTCACAAAGAAGAACCGAACAGCGCGAGAATGCGCTACATCAAAGAATACTACAATGCTGCCAGTGATGGTCTTTTTACATTGGCTACCCCTGTGTTGGCTGGCCTGGGAACTCCAACCAAGCAATTTAGTAGTTGTGTGCTTATTCGTAGTGACGATGATTTGGACAGTATTTTTGCTTCGGGAGAGATGATGGCAAAATATGCTAGCAAACGTGCTGGCATCGGATTAGAAATTGGTAGACTGCGCCCATTGGGTAGTCCCATTCGTGGCGGCGAAATCATGCATACTGGTATGATACCTTTCTTGAAAAAGTGGTTTGGTGATCTGCGTAGTTGCTCACAAGGAGGTATTCGCAATGCTAGTGCTACTGTGTTTTATCCTATTTGGCATCATCAGTTTGATGATCTCATCGTACTTAAAAATAACCAAGGTACAGAAGAGACCCGCGTTCGACACATGGACTATGGAGTGGTCCTTTCCGCCTTCTTCTGGAGACGTTTCAAGAACAAAGAAAATATAACATTCTTTGACCCAAACGAAGTGCCCGACTTGTATGAAGCATTTTATAAAAATACTGCACTGTTTGAAGAACTATATGTTAAATACGAAAAGCAGAAAGGCCTACGTAAAAAGACAATGGCTGCTGAGGAAGTTTTCAAAAGTGGTATTCTCAAAGAACGAACAGACACTGGACGTATCTATCTAGTGTTCATTGACAATGTGATGGATCAAGGACCATTTGATCCTGAGTATCACACCATTTACCAGAGTAACTTATGCTGTGAAATACTTTTACCAACAAAATCATTCAAACGACTTGACGATGCAGAAGGACGCATTGCACTGTGTACACTGGGAAGCGTCAATTGGGGAGCATTCCGTAACCCAGAAGATATGCGGCGCGCTAGCAGGATTCTACATAGGAGTCTTAACAATATATTGGATTACCAAGACTTTCTCTCCATTCAGTCTAAACTAAGCAACGACGAAATCCGCCCCTTAGGCATTGGCGTAACCAATCTTGCTTATTGGCATGCCAAGCGTGGATTAAAGTATGGCGAAAAAGATGCGCTGGCGGAAGTTAAAACTTGGATGGAACACTTGTCATTCTATCTCACAGAAGCCTCAGTAGAACTTGCACAAGAACGTGGTGCTTGTGTGGGCAGCGAACACACACGCTATGGTCAAGGAGTGTTTCCTTGGGAATTACGTGCCACGGGTGTGAACGAACTGACAAACTTTGATCCTGAATTGGATTGGGAAACACTACGCACCAACATGAAAAAACATGGTGTACGTAATGCTACCCAAATGGCCATTGCACCGGTAGAATCCAGCAGCGTGGTCATCAACAGTACTAATGGTATTGAGATGCCCATGAGTCTGATCAGTGTGAAAGAATCCAAAGCAGGCAGTCTAACACAAGTGGTTCCTGAATATCACAAGCTAAAGAACCGATATCAATTGATGTGGGAACAAAAAGACTGTGACGGTTACTTAAAAACCGCAGCAGTACTAGCAGCCTATGTTGACCAAAGCATCAGCACAAATACTTTTTATAACCCAGCACACTTTGCAGATCGTAAAGTACCAATCACATTGATTGCAAAAAATTTGATGCAAGCACATGCCTGGGGTCTTAAAACTTTCTACTACAGTTTGATCAACAAACAAGGTAGTAAATCTCCCGACGAGATAGCACCCACTATGTTAGAACCAATTGATTTTGATAGTGAAGAAGATTGCGAGGCATGCAAATTATGAGTCAAGCACAATACAATTTAACAACCAAAACAGACTATCTCAATCGCAAAATGTTTTTGGACCCAGCAGGTCCAGTGACCATTCAACGGTTTGAAGAAGTAAAATATTCCAAGATTGCCAAATTTGAAGAAACAGCAAGAGGCTTCTTTTGGCAACCAGAAGAAATTTCTTTGTCAAAGGATGCAACAGATTTTAAAGATGCGTCAGACGCCGTTAAACATATCTTCACCAGTAACCTGCTGAGACAAACTGCATTGGATAGTTTGCAAGGCCGCGGACCAACACAGGTATTCATGCCTGTTATTAGTTTGCCTGAGCTAGAAGCACTAGTCTACAACTGGACATTCTTTGAAACAAATATCCACAGCAAAAGCTATAGTCATATTATCCGTAACATCTACAATGTGCCAAAAGATGTATTCAACACCATACATGACACACAAGAAATTATTGATATGGCGTCAAGTGTGGGCAACTATTATGAAAAATTACACCAATTAAATTGTTTCAAAGAGATCAGTCCAGGAACTGTGTCAGAAGAAAGTCATATCAAAGCCATTTGGATGGCACTGCATGCCAGCTATGCTTTGGAAGCATTCCGCTTTATGGTATCATTTGCCACCAGTTTGGCCATGGTTGAAAACAAGATCTTCATTGGTAATGGTAACATCATCAGCTTGATTCTTCAAGATGAACTGTTACACAAAGGCTGGACAGCATACATCATCAATCAGGTGATCAAAGAAGACAGCCGTTTTGCAGCAATCAAACAAGAGTGCGAAGCCGAAGTTTATCAACTGTATGTGGATGTGATCCGCGAAGAAAAAGCCTGGGCAGATTACTTGTTCAACAAAGGCCCAGTAATTGGATTGAATGCAGCCGTACTCAAAGACTTTGTAGACTACACCGCGGTGTCAGCATTGAAAGAAATTGGTATCAAATATCAAAGCAGTGCGCCCAAGAGCACACCTATTCCGTGGTTCAACAAACATGTGGATACCAGCAAAAAACAAACTGCACTGCAAGAGAACGAATCAACTAACTATGTTATCGGAGTCATGAGTGACAGCATTGACTACGATCAATTACCTAACCTTTAAGGAACACCATAAAAGCATTTGTGCTTAAATGGAGTTGATATGTATTATCTAAGAACACCACTATTAGATGTCCCGCAGCATTTGCTGGACAAAATTGTCAACGCTATAGAAGACAAAAATTTAATCCCAACCAACATGCAAGAATATTCAGAATTCTATTCTTTAGAAGGATTTTCTTTTGATGCTAACTTGCACAATGAAATTATGAATCACAGCAATTACTGTGACTTTTTTTCACTGGTTCCTGATGAACCTAAGTTGACATTGGTTATTGCAAAATCTAAAAACAATTTTCCTATTCATTCGGACAATTTAAAAAGATCGAGTCTAACTTGTTGCATAAAAGGAAATTACGAATTATCATGGTATGTGCCAGATGCAGAACTCAGCAAGAGAGTTATAATCAAAGCTGGGGAACCGCCTTTATATAGTAATGTGCTTAACCCCAATACTCACAAATTGTATATTGATAACAAGATAATAAAGAAAGACAGCGTGATGTTGAATTCATGTGAATCAATATTGTTCAATCACAATACTTACCATACTGTCTGCGGTAAAGATATTGATATAACGTTGATACAATTTGGTTTCTTAAATATTACACAGCAAGAGCTTGAAAATATCTACAACAAATGGAAATTAGAAAAGGAAAATAAATGAAAGCAATAGTATGGTCCAAAGACCAATGCCCTTACTGCGATCAGGCCAAAGCACTGTTGAAATCGCGCAACATTGAATTTGAAGAACGCAACGTGAGCCAAGATTGGACACGTGAACAACTATTAGAAGCAGTACCAAATGCTCGCACCGTACCACAGATCTTCCTAGGCGAAGAACTAGTGGGAGGGTTCAATGAACTCAGAAAACGTCTTACCACAGAAAGTTTATAATGAAATTATCCGTCAGTACAGGTCAAGTTTATACCTTTAAATTAAACTCAGGAGAAGAATTAATTGCCAAAGTATCAGACATATCATCAGACGATTGGATCAGCATTGAGCATCCGGTCAGTGTGGCTCCAGGCCCTCAAGGAATGGGACTTGTACCCAGTTTGTTCACTGCTGATCCTGACGAAAAACTACGGCTAAATACTGCCAGTGTGAGTCTCTATGCACTTACTGATGACCCAGTCAAAATGAAGTACATTGAAGCAACCACAGGTATCAAAGTACCAGATAAAAAAATCATACTAGGATAAAATGCCAGCAGTACAACGTGTAGGAGATAGTGATACCGGTGGTGGAGTAGTCACCAGCGGATTCAGTTCTGTGCGAGTTAATAATCGTGTTGTGTCGGTAGATGGCAGCCCAGTCAGTCCGCATAGTTCAAAACCTGTACATGTTCCAGTAACCACCAGTGGTGTTGCTAGTGTCAGGGCCGGCGGAATACCAATCAATGTGACTGGTAATCCAGACACCTGCGGACATGCTAGAACCGGCGGCAGTGAAAATGTAAGGATTGGTTAAAATGGCCACCAGCATTTTAACCCCATTACAGCTCACAGCCGCAGCTGCCTTGCTAAACAATCAAGGACTAAAAGCATTGCCCACAGCATTGGCCTCTGCAATATCACAATACAATTCGTTTACAATAATTGCAGCAATCACCGGAGCTGTTAATAATGCAGCAGGCACCACCTGGTGTTCAACTGCTACACTGACTAGTCTTGAAACCATACGCGGAACAGGAACAGGATGCCCTGCACTAGGCGACAGCATACCAGCAGCATACACCACATTAACACCAATGGCTAATCCTTCAGGATTAACCGGATTGGTTTCACAAACTGCCAACTACTATCTGGGATACGGAGACAGTGGTAGATTTGCACAAGGATTTATGGCGGTACAAGCATTTATCAGTACAACCAACAGTTACATCAACACCGCAGTTAATGCTCCAACATATCTCGGTCCTAGCTTCAGTAGCATGGACAATTTGGTCACTGCGGATATTACCACAGTCAATTCCGATCTAGAACCGTTTGCAACAGATTTGTCTAGGCAAGGGCAATTGGTCAATTTAAACAAGTTAGAACTGTACGGTACACCTGCTGGTCTACTGCAACAAATCAGTGCCGTGGCAAGAATTTCCAATGCCACTGTGCCGGCTGTACAAAATGCGTTGACAGCAGTGGGGTTAACTGCTACAGATATTCAAAATCTTGTGA